GGTGGTGACGGCGGCGATTCTTCTGGCGGCGGCGGGTCGTCGTCTAATAACACTCCCGCCCGGGATCCGGACCCGTCGCCTAACACGGGCTTTCGTGGAGAACAAAGCGCGGCGGCTCCTGCACCTGCACCTGCTATGGCTATGGCGACAGCCGCATCACCTTCAATGGCCGCAGTCTCGGCACAACCCGCCACCGGGTTTGGTCTGGCGAATGTAGCTCCAGACGCTTTTGTAAGTTCTCCGGTCGCTCCGGCTCCAGCACCCTCCGTAGCACAACCCGTAAGTTTTGCTCCAATGCCAGAAATGGCTGCTGTGCCGACTACGACGGTTACCGCGCCATCTCAGGCTTATAATGCGGCCACCTCGGACAGAACTATTGGCGGGCTGGCATCCATGCTCGGAGTTGACGTGCCAAGCTCTGTCAACATTGGGGGTTATAATGTGGGCTTCAGTTCTACCCCGGGGACCTCTGGACTTGCCGGGCCAACCGTTGACCTCGGGCCCGGTACACTCGGCGTTGGCACTACTAAAGACATGGATCGGCTTGGCATTGGGTATACCGTGAAGTTTGCCGATGGTGGCATTGTTACACTTCGGAGGCGTTGATGTTTTATCAAGGCCAAATCTTTATTCCGCAAAGGTATATCGCCGAAGATGTCGCGCAGCGAAACCTGTATGACACGCAACTTAAAGACTATCGCGCTAAATATGACCAGTACAAAGCGGATATGGATTCATACAATCAGGCGGTAGCGGAGTGGAACGCGGGGGACAGAACAGAGCCCTTTACGTTGCAGCCCCCATCAGAGCCCGCGCCCCCCGATTTTACGCAAGACGACATTGATCAATTTGAAGCGGATGCCTTGGGGCGGGCTCAAGACCGGCAGAGCCAGTTGCAAACGGCGGTTGAGGTGGCCCAAAATCCAACCCAATTTGGATTCGGCGGCTTTGGGTTTGAGCAAGGCGGACTGGTCCCTATGACCGCTAGTCCCACAGGCGTAGCAGGCGGCCCGGCGTTCGATGTGATGACGCAGGGGATAATGTCGCTACAGCAACCACTCTCTGGCGTCTTCCCCGAGTACCTGTCCGGCTAGGTCAATCTTACTCCGCAGAGCTTTAAGCACTTTCTCGTCAATCGTCCCCGGCGACACAAGGTCGATGTAAGTCACCTTGCTGGTCTGGCCGATACGATGGGCGCGGTCCTCCGACTGTAGCCGGATAGCAAGATCATAGCTGTTGTTGTAATAGATGACCGTGTTGGCAGCAGTCAGAGTAATGCCGTAGCCGCCAGTCAACGGCTGACCCACAAAGAACCGCAGCCCGCTGTCCGGGTCTTGGAACCGGTCCACGATCTCTTGGCGCTCGTCTTGTGGCGTCTCGCCGTAATAGGTTGCGACCGCTTCGGGCCCAAAGCGGTCGCGCAGGGCCGAGGCTATCTGTTGAATGCCGTGTGTATACGACGCCCAAATGATGGCCTTTCCCTGTAGCTCTTCTGTGATCTCCAGCAACTCCTTCAGCCGGTTGTTTTCAATCGGTTGGATCTCACCCTCATCTGGTTGCAGGAAACCGCAGCATATCTGTTGAAGACGCATAATCTGCGTCAGGACACTGGCGGTGGTGGCCAACTCGCCATTGTCTAGCTTAGCCAAAGCCAGATTTTTCATCTGTTTGTAAATCCACTTTTGCTCTTGTGTTAACTCAACGTCTCGTCGGATATACATTTTGTCTGGAAGGTCTAGGCATTCTTCTTTCAGGATGCGGTTGCTAAATCGGTCAAGCTTTTGGTTAAGCTCGTCCAGCCTGCGATACCCGACAATCTCTTGAAACGCACGGTTGCCCATCTTGCGCTTCTGCACGAGCGCGTAGCGGTTTTGAAATGCGAAGTAGCTGGTAAAGCCCAGCGCATCATTAGACAGAAAGGCGCACTGACTGAACAGGTCCATTGGGCTCTTAGTGATAGGAGAGCCGGTCAAGATGCGCTTGTACTTGGCAAACTGGGACATCGTCATAATGTTTTTTGTACGAGTAGCTTTACGATTTTTTATCGTGGTGCTCTCGTCAATTATCACGATGTTATCAGGGTATTTCTGCAAGAACGTCAGCGCGGCCTTGGTGCCTCGCGGCGTAGACAGCGCCTCGACGTTCATCACAAAAATGCGGAGATGCCTTTCCTCACCGAACATGAAGTCTCGCATCTCGTCCTGATACTTTTTAGTGCCTGACGGCGTCCACCGCATGACTTGCCGCTCGATGCTGTCAGGAAGGTGAGATGGGATTTCTCCCTTAACCCAGTTGTCATAGACACCTTTTGGCGCTACGATCAAAGCAGCATTGATCTTGTCCATCATATGCAGGATGCCGACAGTATCAATCGCCACCTTAGACTTGCCTGTTCCCATCTCCATGAACAGCGCGTAAAACTCCGCGGCCCACGAATCCGTAAGGGCCTTGCGTTGGTGGTCGAACGGTTCAGTCTTGAACGTGTACTTTTTCACGGTTTTTCTCCTTGACTATGCGAACATATGAGAATATATGTTAGGAGTCAAGGCCCGAAAGGAGCCTTTAATCACGAAAGAGGACACACGATGAGTGACATTTTCGACCAAATGGAGGCTGATTTTGAAGACAAGTTGGCCTCTTCCGTTGAGAAGCTCGACCAGAGCGACTTAACGACCGTGGCTGGACTGGCCAAAGCTATCCGTGATCAGGAAGAGGCAATCGCCGAGCTTGAGGCAAATCTCAAGCAAGCAAAGAAAAGCCTGATGAAGATGACGGATGAAGATCTGCCGACCATGTTGGCAGAGATCGGACTTTCCAGCATGACGCTTGATGATGGCTCAGAAGTCTCTGTCAAGCAGACTTACGGGGCATCCATCCTCGTAGACAACCGTCCCAAAGCATATCAATGGCTCCGTGACAACGGGTTCGGCGACATCGTCAAGAACACCGTCTCATGCTCGTTTGGCATGGGCGAAGACGAGAAGGCTGAGCAGTTCCGTTCGATTGCGGAAGAGCGCGGCTATCTTGCTGAGCAGGATACGTCTGTGCACTCGTCTACCCTACGCGCTTGGGTTAAGGAGCGTGTGGAAAACGGGGACGACTTCCCTATGGAGCTTTTCGGTGCATATGTAGGACAACGAGCCATCATTAGGAGGAAAAAATAATGGCTAGCAAAAAGAACGAAGTAGCAGAAACCAAGTCTGCTGAAGTAATCGCTTTTGACCCAACCATGTTCGAGAGCGATGCCGGTTCCGGTTTGGAAAACATGGGCGCAGAAGATCTTGCGCTGCCGTTCCTGAAGATCTTGGGCGGCATGAGCAAGGAGCTCGACGTACTGGAGGACGCCCGCAAAGGTGACATTTACAATACCGTCACTGGGCAGGTTCTGAAGGGCAAGGACGGCATCAAGGTGATCCCGTGTGCCTACCAGCGTCGGTTCATCCAATGGGCCCCTCTGGGTGAAGGTACGGGCGCTCCCGTGGCTATCTTCCAGCCGGGCGAAGCAATGCCCAAAACCGAGCGGTCTACTGAAGACAACCGCGAATACGTGCAGGATGGGTCTGGGCACTACATCGAAGAAACCCACCAGCACTACGTCATCGTCCTGCACGAGGACGGTGCTGCTGAAACCGCGCTGATCGCCATGAAATCTACGCAACTGAAAAAGTCGCGTAAGTGGAACAGCATGGTTTCGTCGCTGACTATGCAAGGTAAGAACGGCCCGTTCACCCCGCCTCGCTTTAGTCATGTGTATCACCTCAAAACCCAGCTTGAGGAAAACTCGAAAGGTAGCTGGCACGGTTGGGAAATGAGCCGTGTGGGCCCTGTCGAAGACATGGCGACTTACAACCGAGCCAAGGAATTTGCCAAGAGCATTGCCGCAGGCGAAGTGGTTGTGAAGCATCAGGACGAGTCCGGCGGCGGGGATATCAACCCTGACGACGTACCGTTCTAAAAAGTTGGGGCGGTCTGTATCACTAGCTGTAGGCGAAACTAGCCGGGGTACAGGCCGTCCCATCCTTTTTGGGGAACATCATGTCAGTAGAAAAGTTTTCAGCCATATTCGACGGGCTAAAGTTAGCGTATGGCACATACAAAATAGAGAAGACACAAGCCAACGGTAAGAACACCGGACGAGCAGCCATCATACGCGAACCGCGGAACACGGCCCTGTGGGAGGGGCACCTGTCCGGGAAGGGGCGCGGCATTGGCATTATCCCGATTAATGAGGATAACAAATGCGTCTGGGGCTGTGTTGACGTTGACCAATATCCGCTCGACCACAAAGTGCTGGTCGAGAAAATCCGCAAGCTCAAGCTGCCTCTCGTCGTCTGCCGGTCAAAATCTGGCGGAGCACACTGCTTCCTGTTTACGACCGAGTGGGTAGACGCCAAGGACATGCAGGCGACCCTGCAACAGATATCCGCGGCGCTGGGCTATGGCGGTAGTGAAATCTTCCCAAAGCAAATTAAGCTAAACCTTGAGCGCGATGATGTCGGCAACTTCCTGAACCTGCCGTACTACGACGCAGAGGACGGGCTTCGCTATGCCATCAAAGACGACGGCACCTCTGCCACGCTAGAAGAGTTCATTGAGCTATATGAAGCGCATAAGCAGACGCCGGAACAGGTGATGGCTCTGCAAGTAGGTGACCCCGAAGAAGTGTCGCCTATGAAAGACGGGCCGCCGTGCCTTCAGTTCCTGCTCAAAAACAAAATATCTGAGGGCGGGCGAAACAACGGCCTGTTCAATATCGGCGTCTATCTGCGTAAGGCGTACCCTGACAGTTGGGAATCTGAGATCCTGACATACAACATGCAGTATCTGGAGCCGCCACTGCCTCTGAGCGAGGTTAACATTGTAGCCAAGCAGCTTGAGAAGAAGGACTACGCTTACCGCTGTAGCGACAGTCCAATCAACGCGCACTGTAACAAAGAGCTCTGTCAGACACGCAAGCATGGCATCGGCGCGGCTATTCAAGGCGCGGCTATTGCGAACCTGCGTAAATATAACTCCAACCCGCCCGTTTGGTTCTTGGACGTCAACGGTGAGCCGCTAGAGCTAGACACCGAAGGGCTGATGAGCCAGACCTCGTTCCAGAAATGCTGCATGGAGCAACTGAACTTCATGCCCCGCACTGTCAGTAAGCAAGTCTGGGAAGGTCGTATCGGCGGTCTAATGAACGAAATGCGGGACAACGAAAGCGCCATCATAGACGTCGCCGAAGACGCCAGCATAAGCGGCCAGTTCTACGATTACTTAGAAGAGTTTTGCGTCCATCTACAAAAAGCAAACGATAAAGAAGAAATATTGCTCAAGCGTCCTTGGACTGATGACGAGGCGGGGATCACGCTGTTCCGGTTAAAGGATTTTGAAAACTTCCTGAAGCGTAACAAGTTCTTTGAGTACAAGACCCACAAGATCGCTCAGCGCTTGCGAGACATGGGCGCACAAAGCCGCGTAATGAAAATCAAGGGTAGGCCCGTGCGGGTTTGGGAGATCACGGCCTTTGACTCTGTAGACGTTGAGATCAGCACACCGACCTTTGGGAATGGCAGCAACAGTGGAGAGGCCCCGTTCTGATGAAAAGTCGTGACCTTTACATACATGAGCAACGTGTGGTGGCGCTTCGCACCTACCAGTCAATCGCGGAGGAAATGGGTCTGTCCCGCCAACGGATCAAGCAAATCGTCGTAGACGTTTCACGGCACATTCGGTGGATGCAGAGCGTAAATGAGCCCCAAAGAATGTGTGATCTCGTTCTGCCTCGACGCATCCGTAACTGCCTCAAAAACGAGGGCCTGTTCGACCTGACGTTTGAAGAGTTCATCGACTACAGCAAAAAGAAAAACCTCGGGAATATACCCAACCTCGGCAAGGGCAGCATTGCACTGCTGGAGTTGAAACTTACAGAGGCGACCAATGGACACTAAAATCTTCCGTATCTACGGCCCGCCCGGCACCGGCAAGACAACGGCGCTACTCAACAAAGTAGACGAAGCTTTGTCGTCCGGTGTTGACCCCATGCACATTGGCTACTTTGCCTTTACCCGGCAGGCGGCCAACGAAGCGGTAGAACGCGCCTGTAAGCGCTTCAATCTGGAGCCCACACAACTGCCGTGGTTCCGCACACTACACAGCTTTGCACTACGCCTGTCTGGAATACGCCAAGAGCAGGTGATGCAAACCGAGCACTACAAAGAGCTCGGACACGCCATCGGCTTCGACCTGACAGAAGGTGGCAAGAATATGGACAGTGACGACGCGTTCGACCTGACCAAGAACGACAACCCGGTAATCAGTCTGCTGAACCTAGCACGGCTCCGTAAGGTGCCGCTGCGGGATCAGTATGATTTGAGTAACATGGACATGGACTGGAACCGGGTGAAATACATAGCTGACAGCCTACAAGAATATAAGAACCGGTTTCAGCTATACGATTTCACGGACATGCTGGAGGTCTTCGTCCGTGAAGGCGCACAGTTCTGCCCTCGTCTGGCCATCACATTTATTGACGAGGCGCAGGACTTGTCGCCCCTGCAATGGGACGTCGCGCACATACTGGAACAACACTCCGACCGCATCTACTGCGCTGGCGATGACGACCAAGCGATCTACCGCTGGGCCGGTGCAGATGTAGAACACTTCATCAACCTGAACGGCGGCTACGAGGTGCTGGAGCAATCCTACCGCGTCCCGGGGTCCGTCCACCCTCTGGCGGAGCGTGTGGCCAAACGCATCAATCGCCGCGTCCCAAAGACCTACCTGCCACGCAAAGACCCGGGCATGGTGGAGCGCATCCCGGACGTCAGCTACATAGATTTCAGTGAGGGATCGTGGCTCGTGCTAGCGCAAGCTGGATACTTCTTGGCACCCGTCACACAAGATCTCAAAAGCCGGGGCTACCTGTACAGCTATCGGGGTCGGAGGTCGATTTCCGAAAAGCTTAGCGAAGCCATCAACGGCTGGGAGCAAATGAGAAAGGGACGTAGGATCACTGGCTTGGCTGCACGAGCCATCTACAGTTATATGTCTGTCGGCGAACGCGTCAAGCGCGGATTTAAAAAATTGCCCGGGTTAGATGACGACGACACCGTATCGCTCGACGAACTGATCGCGCATCACGGCCTCATGGAACTGGTGCACATCATGGGCACCCCACGCATCGAAGAAAACATTCGGGACTGCATCTGGCACGAAGCTATGGACAAGCTGCCCAGCGCCGACCGTGCGTACATCACGGCACTTTTGCGCCGAGGAGAAAAGTTTAATGCAACGCCCCGGATAGAACTGTCCACGATTCACGGTTCTAAGGGCGGTGAGGCCGATAATGTCGTCCTGTTTACCGATCTATCCCCCGCGGCACAGAAGGCCGCTGAGCAGGCTCCTGACGACCTTCACAGGGTGTTCTATGTGGGCGTCACGCGCACCAAGGAGAACCTTTATCTAGTAGACCCCGAAGACGACAACAGGAGCTATTTTGTATGACACAGAAAGAATTATTTGACCGCGGCAGTTTTATCGCAGCCGAAATCGAACGTGCTTATGTACACGCCGACGACGATTGGAAGAAGGCGTACTATCACAACGCCGCCGAGTACCTCGCCAAAAACAAAGTTGTTGAAGGCGGTAAAATCTGCGCGTTCTGTCGTGAACGGGGTATGCCTGACCCACACCACCATAACGTCTGGGGCGCAATGGTGGCATCTCTACGCAAGATGGGCTGGATTGAAAAGGTTGGCATGGTAGAGCCCACCACAAAGCACACGCACATCAATGCCGTGTGTCAGTGGGAGAGCAAGCTGTATCGGGGCGGTTGACTATGGACCGCAAAGAAATACTTGAAAAAGCAGAGAGCCTAGTCAACGGCCCACGGGCCAAAGATTACGGCGATGCCTATGAGAACCACGAGCGCATAGCCAAGATCTGGTCGGTGCTGCTGGACAAAGACGTCAGCGTATCGCAGGTCTACCAGTGTATGGTTGCAGTCAAGCTGGCGAGGCTTATAGTGACGCCAGATCACGAAGACAGTTGGGTCGATATCTGCGGGTACGGCGCACTGGGAGGAGAAGGCAATGTCCTTACAGATGACAATGTTCGCACCAAAAAGTGAATGGGTGCCACCGGCTGAACTGCCGGACATCTTCGACGCCAAGCAAATCGCCATCGACGTAGAAACC